GTACTATTGATAAACATGATATTATCCTTAATAAATTAAAGGTCAGCTCTGAGGGTAAAGAAGAAGATATTGATAGCGTAATTAAGAAGATAGAAGAGGTAGCTAACAAGGGGGATATGCACATTATCAATGAGCTTAAGTAAATAGTGGTATAATCATAAGCAGTTGCTCACCCTGAGGGGTTAATACAAAATCATGTCTATGAGGGCAACTAATCTGGCGAAAGATGGGGTAAACGCCCCGTTATCGCCTCCATAAAGTAAAGTGTTTAATACAGGAAAGGACACATAGCTATGAAAACTAGCAAAACTCCAAAGTCAACATTAAAAGAAGCTTTTGCACTTTGGGAAAACAAAAAGGGTGATAATGTCTACTATACAGGTAAGACCTCAGAAGAGGATAGCATCCGCTTGGTAGCATTTATAAATAAAGATAAGAAAAACCCAAAGCAACCAGATATACAGGTTTATGAGCAAGTAGAAAAGGGCAAAGAAAAGCCACAAGTTGCATCTTTGTGGCAAAATGAAAGCAAAGCTGGAAAGGTTTATTATAGTGGTACATCCAATGAAAATGAAAAGCTAGTTGCTTTCATCAATGATGATACACAGGATGGTAAGTATCCTAGTATCCGTGTCTATTATTCTAATGATGAAAAATAATTACATAGTAATTGATTTTATAGAAACTCCTATTTACAAAAAGAAAAAGCGAAAGCTTTGTGTTAAAATATAAAAGCTAAGCAGTATAAAGTAGAGCATCCACCAGTTGGATGCTTTATTTTATGTTAAAATGGTTATGGAGTTTGTAATTAAACTCTAAAGGATGTGTGTTGTCCTTTTCCTTGCTTAACAGCCCTTATGCAGGGCTGTTTCTTGTTATGCTATAATATGTTTAAGCTTGAGTTCTTTAGTAAAATTTGGCAAATAAGCAAAAAACACCTACACTAACTCCCATCTCCAAACTTATTAGATGACCTCGTCTCTCCTAAAATAAAAATGTTTGTGGTTAAATAAAATACCCTGTATCACAGCTCACAGGGTATTTTTTCAGGCGACAGTAAACGTCTATTAGTATATTAGCATAAATAACTCTTGGATACGAGGATCGTTAATTATCATTTGCTCAATGTTAATAATGGTTTCACGGTATTTAATAACCAAGTCCTGAGCAGAGACAACACCAAAGTTACCTTTGGTGGTTTCTAGTATGCTCTCTTCCTCCTCACCCTCAGATGTATTAGAGCCAGTTGAGCCAATAGTGCCATTACTAGAGCTATTGTTGGAAGTTGTACCATTTGTTTTACTCCAGCTAGCATCATCAGCATATTGTACAGTGTCTATACCAGTATTAGCTATTCCTAGTGAGTCTTGTGGTGTTTTTGAGTTAACAGCTTTACCATATTCACTATTAGTGGTGCTATCAGTACCAGTTTCTGAGGTGGTTGTTTGGTTGGTCTGGCTACCACTGGAGCTATCGTTTTTATTACGGTCTATAGTTTTTCTATAGTCCACATTGTAAATAGGGTTGTAGTCTTGATCAGCAGAGTAAAACAGTTGATTATACTTTGGCATAATTTCTTTTAGGGCTGTTTCCAGCTCAAATAGCCACCTACCAAAGGTCTCCTGTCCAATTTCACGGAAGCGGTAATAGTTTAAGATTTTATCATTAAGCTCTTGTCTAGTTGGGATAGCATAAGCTGTTCCATATTCTCGGACAATAGTGCTATTTGTCTCATAGAGTGGGTAGGTACTCATAGCTAAATCTATCTCAGCTTTAGCTTGCTCATTGTGTAAGAGGTTATCTAGTACCTCTGTATATCTTGCTGTTATTATCATTACTCAGACTCCTGTACATCTTCTTTAAGTATTTCTTTATACTCTGGTATCTGGTTAAAGTTACGACGCTCAACAGAGATATTAGTGCCAAAGATACGGTTAATTTGCTTACAAGCTTCTTTGCGTACCTTAAGCATTACATCCTCTGATGCTTTTACTTGCTCATTGTTAGCCTCAACCTCATTAGTTACCATACGCTCTCTTTTATCCATGTTAGCATTATTGATACCTAGATCTGTAAACACTTCATTAAGTACCATATGCTTTTGTACTTGTAAATCTGGAAAGACCATAGGTGGGTTAAGGTCTAGTGTGGTTATCATATCCTTATCAAATGAGTTGTCTGCATAAATGACAGGCTCATTATCTTTACGCTGGTTGATAGCGTTTTTAAGGCTTAAGCGTTGCTTATCTGTACATCTAACTAGTATAGGACTCTTTTGGGCTTCTATGTTAATGTCTATCGCTCTGTCAATATTACTGAGCTTATAGCTGTAATAGCGTATAGTAGGGAAAGTTGGCAACATTAAATCATTGTTACGGATAACATAACAGTTTTCACCATTGATAAGTTGTCCTCCAGAGTAAACATAGTTAGGTGCAACAGGGTATACTTTTGTAGGATCACCATAACAGTTAATACTGGACTCCTGACCGAAGCCAGCAACCATTTCACCCATAACAGGGTCTTTATAAAAGATGCACTTGCCACTAGTAAATAGGTATTTTTCTATCCACCTATCATCCATATTATTAGGCAAATCTTTCCACTCAAACAATGCTCTAGCTATCAGCATGAGCTTGTAGTAATAGTAGCTAAATGTCATATTATTAGCCATTTGTGCTACAGACTTGTAGCTCAGTATTTGGTAACTATCTTTATCTACATCCATTTTATACTATCCCATTATTTACACTATAGTTGAGGAAGTTAGCTGGATTCCTCCAGAAAGTAACACCCTCATTATAGGCTCTTTTTATTCTGTTTAGCTCATCATTAGGTATATCACCTGTAATGTTAGCATCAATAGTTTTGGTGTACCACCAGTTTTGTCTATGGGCTTTATTTGGTACTTTCACTCTACATGTTTTATATCCGTAAAGATCAAAGAAGTCATCTAGAATGCGGGCATATTCTGCTTTTATACTCATTCTTATAAAGTAAAACTTGTTCATATCATTACAGGTGGTAATGTCTCCAGCGTTGGTGTTTCCACCAGCTGTCGGTGGTAATATACTATGCTCATATTGTTGTTTAAGTATGTTACCTACTCCAGCTAAACCACCAGCTATCATGCCAACACCAGCGGTAGCACCTAGACCAGTAGCTATCGCTCCAACACCACCAATAATACTCGCTATAGAGCCAACAGCACCAATATTTAAGTTTACAGCATTTTGGGTTAGCCAGTTAGTGTACTGATCATTTACCCAGCCACATGTAGGATATTTTCCACCAACTAGACCCTCCTGTTGGTATCGTGTCACACCCTTATAGTCTTTAGGGGCAATTTTAATAGAGCATCCACAGGTGGGTATGCCCTCAACCTCAAATACACAGTTAGAAGTGCTAAACTCTTCATATTTATACACATTAGAGCTACCGTTATTGTTATCTACCACCAGACAGTTATACGGATATGTTAGGAGCTTCCTATTACGAGGTATATAGCCATTGAGAGTGGTTTGTTTTGTTATTGTTACATCATATGTTACTGGGTTATTCATACCTCTCCACCAGTTCTCATTAGATGAGTCTGTTGATGTATTTAGTGGTAGGGTAGGCTTGTCTGTTACTAATGCTCTCGGTACTACATATACATTAGTAATGGCTGTACCCTCGCCAGCTTTGTCATACTGTTGTGTAAGCCAAACTAGATCTAAGACACTCTCTACATAAAAAGTAGTACCAGCATTGTACACACCACCAAAGTTAGTAGCAGCCTGACCACTTTGTCCAGTACCGTCATCTTTATAGTTATAGTGCCTAGTAGTTTGGATAATATAACCCAAGCCACTTAGTGTATTGTCTCTAGTAAAACCGTTAGATATATACTCACCATACTCAACATCCTCTGGTACGGTATTATTACCAGCTGTGTCATCATTAGTATGCTCACGCTCCACAAAGCTCGCCTTAATATCTATATCAAACATCCATGTCTGTAATGGGTCTACCTCAAATTCTACATCTGTGTAGCCATCATTTACATAGGTCATATTTTTGATAAATGCATAAAACCACTTATTAGAGTAGGCGGTGTTCTGCCACATAATGTAATTATATTGTCTGACAGTATCCAGTTGGTCTGGACACCTAAATGTCCTTGTCTCACTTTGATAGCTAACATTGGTATAAGTTTTACCAACATTATTGGCAAAATAACTATGTTGGCTGGTGGCATTAGCGAAATAGAGCGTGTTCTTCATGTCATCCTCTAGTGGTACGCTCAGTAGATATACTTGTGATATGTTTTTAGCCATATATGTCCTTATGTTTATAATATCATAACATACCCACAGGGTGTGGATAACCCTGTGGATAATCGTGAGTATATGAGAATTATACTGTGTTGTTGATTCTACGCCAAAGTATATATGGAGAGTTTGCTGACCTGAAGGTTGATATAGCACTAGTTGTTGTATTCGTACTATCAGCACCTAGTGATGACCATTGTGCAACTATTACACCTCTCGTATCACTGCTACTAGACTGCGTAATATCAATGCTAAGTATATAGTATGCTTCTGGATTTAGAACCGTACTGTCGCTTTCAATATAAGCAGGCATATTGTAATGACCTATTGGAAGACCAGTCAACTTAGTCACTAACGCTGTTTTTCCAATCGTATTAGATAGAGTACCATATCCAGTAACCACCCAACTTTCTGTAGCAGATGCGTAGGCAGTAAAGGTTGTATTACCACTGTCGGTATTCTCAACTCTTAATACATAGCGGTTTTCAGTCTTTTCAAAGGTTACAACTGCGCCCGCGGTCAGTTGGGGAATAATGGCGGTAATATCAGAGTATAGCTGGGGATAATCTGTTGAATCAACACCTCTCCATCTTGCTACTATTCTTGAACCCTCTGGAAGTCCTTCAAATGCTTGTAATAAAGTAATAGTGGAACGGAGGTTCTTCGTAAACTCTACTAAGCCACTAAGATTAGAGCCGAGTTTATTGTAGTTGGCAATGGTTTCATTTACCCCACTATACTCATAGTTCGTCTTTATAACATAGCCATCACTTTCAAATGTGAATATGTCATTTGGAGCTGTACAAGAGTAATAAGTAACCATCTCTGCCCCAGTTTCTTTCATGTACATAAAAGACCTATGCCATGATCTGACCCAAGTAGCACGATCGGTAATGAAGTTACATACTGCAAAGTCCGGCATAAGAGCATAATAAAATCCTCTATTACCGTCCTCATTTACACCATGATGTGGTGCTATAAGTACGTTTACTTTACCCATCTCTGTGCAATAAGCATCCTCTACTGGTCTCTCTATATCACCACAACTAAGAATGGCAACATTTCTATGCTTTATTAGAGTAACTAGACTGAAGTCATTTAGATTTACACCTTGAGTTGTGTAGCCCTCTGTGTACCTAGTGTAATATCCTTCTGCAATAGAAGGTGATGTGTTATAGAAAGTCATTGTGATGTCATTATCACTATCAATGGTAACAACACTTCCTTCAGTTGGTACAACTGGTGCAATTCCATTAGCAGTTAACAAATTATACTGGTTGTCATAAACACTCTCATTGTCTAGTATTTGACTAGAGTGGTTAGCATAATCTGGCTTCATACCAATATAGAAAGTTGCACTACTACAATCATATGTATTTATAATGTTCTGAATATTTCCAGCATGGTCATTATGGAAGTGAGTGATGATAACATAGTCAAAGGCTGTTATATTGAGTGAGTCCAAACCTGTCTTAATATTTGCCCACTCCTCTGCTTTACCAGTATCTATAAGGACTGTTTTGGATGGAGTCTTTACAACAAATGTAGCACTAGACTTAGATAGACAATATAGCTGTACCTTTTCTGGGCTAACACTTATCTCACCATCACTTTCAACTGAAATACCATTACCAATCTTAACAATACCAGCTGTACTTCTGGTGGCTGGCTCTAGAGCAATCTCTCGTAGCATTTCCTCTAGAGTGCCATCATCTGCCATCTCTTCCAGCTTGTTGTTAATCTCATCTTGAACATCTAGGTTGTCAAAATAGTCATGCACATAATCATGCAACTCTGTAAACTTTTCAATATACTCATTTACAGTATTGGCTGTAGTATCAGAAAAGCTGTTAAGTGCATTTCCTAATTCTATCATCTTCGCCCACATCCTAGAGACTTGCTGTAAAACAGTACCAGACTCTTTATCATAAAAAGCTGGCTGTAGACCAGTTTCTACCCACGGTGGTAACAATTCAATAAATATATTTTGCATATTTTATTCCTTTTAAATAAGGTGGTGGCTTAGTACCACCACCTTAATTATATATTACTTAGTATGCTTTAAGCACCACTAGGCAACAGTAATTACAATGTTGCCAGTAACAGAGGCAATAGTAACTTTACCATTAGTGTAAGCACCAGCAACAGCTGAGCCACCCATAGTAACAGTTACGGTATCACTAGCACTTACACCCTTAAGAGTGGTGGCATAGCGGCTACCCTCTGGTACTGAGGTACGCTTGTTAGAGCTGGTTACTCCAGTCTTGAGCGTGTAGGTAACAGTATAGGAGTCAGCAATATCACCATCAGAGTTCTGGTCTGATGCGATAACAAAGGCAACAGCGTTACAAAGGATGCTGTAGCCAATAGTCTGCCAGACATGGAGGATGTGGTTACGATAGAGACCGAGACCGTTTTCAAATTCACGGAAAGTGAAGAGGTCATCATAAACTTGGAAGAAGTTACGGTCAACCAAGAGAGCAACCATACCATCAATAGGGAAAGCGTCTATGATTTCTTTTTGAGTATCGTTGAACTCAACCACAGATTTATTGAAAGCCGAGGCAAGCACATCTATATTAGTAGTAACATCCGTTGGGTTATCTACAATTAAGATTTGCTCATCTTTACGGCTAAAGGTGACAATAGCTTTGTTATCAGTACTCTGAGCTGTGAGGTAAGCATTGTTATTACTGTTTGGAAATGCCATATCACCAGATACGGTCTTAACAGCCTTAATAAAGGCTTCAGCATTTGTTTTGCTTGCACTTGGATCAGCAACAGCGACAACCTTAAGAGCATTGTTGTTATAAGCATCAGCAATAATTTGCTTCATGAGGATATACTCATCAAGCTCAGCTGAGTTGCGGATAGTGGTAAATAGGTTTTCAAGATACTCAGCAACACCCTCATAGCTCTTAAAGGCTTTAGCCAAAGCTTCTGGGCTGTCGGTCAAGACATAGCTGTCTTGGCGGTTCATACGGTGGAAAACAACCTTAGTATCTGGCAAGTTACGCTGTAAGAGACCAGCACCAGTTTGATCAAAGGTCTGAGCCTTGATAAAGTTGTTGTATACTTCCTCTACCGTGTCACCAAAGGTCTTTTTACCTTTTTTAAACTTGCCAAGAGGGTTTTCCCAGCTCTTCTTAATGAGCATAGGGGCAAAAATCATATTTGCCAAAGTGTTGATAAATTCATTGTAAACAACAGCGTTGTTTAGATCAGTAATAGCTGAGCCGACTTCTTCAATGTTGGAGCGTGTCGCTTCAGGCACACGATCCTGATAAGCTTGTGAAGCATTATCACGGATGGTGTTTAACAGTTCAATAGCATCCATACTATATTCCTTATGTTAATGTTTAATAAAGTTCCCTTTGTTGTCAAAGAGGTTCTCAAACTTGCGACGCTCAACTGTTTCCTGTTTCAGACCAGTTTGCTCTTCAGCTTGTTTGGCTGGAGTGGTCTCAGTGCCAAGCTGTGTGAATAATTTCATGTTAGCTTGTCTGATGGCTTCCATTTCTTTTGTATCAGCTTCATGCTGGCTTGTCAAGTTAGCATTAGCATCAAAAACCTCAGATACTCCATCTTGTAGCTCAGCTAGACCAGCCCTCATTTCCTCGGCTGTTTCTAGTTGCCCAAGCTCTTGTACTTTGGTTAAAAAGGTTTCTTTGTCCATATTATTTTCCTTGATTATTATGTTTATAGTATAGCATAAAGCTCTAGCGTAACTTCCTAGCGTATAGCACCCATGGAAAGTTTTTCTGTACTTTCTTGGTAGGAGTTGGTGGTGTTACTCCATGATATTTGACCCAGTTATGACCATATCCCCGTATGATGGTGGTGTCATTTACAAATACACCATCCCAATAGTGTATACGGTTGCTTAGATCGTAGTTACCACTTGGTCTCTGTACAAAGTAACCGCCCCGACCTCTACCTAAGCATGAGTGGACATGATCGCCCGTTACATAACCATAAGTGCCTGTCCTATAGCATAATTGACCCTGTGTGACAGTTTGACCAACACTGGTATATGGTGGACTGTTATCATGCATAAACATAAGGGTCATATAATCCAAAGTACCATCAGCAAAATGTACTGGGTTAGTACTCTCCCATATAACAGCATTACCACCAACTGTACCTGTGTGATAAGATATTACTCTCATAGTACACGGTGCATAAAGTGGAGCTCGTGTAATAACAGAAATACCGTTATATCCAACAAAGTCTAGGTTATAAGTACCAGCATGTGAATAGTCTCCATCTTCATCTTGTGTCATATAGAGATATGGCATTGGAAAAAGGGCAACCTCATAACCATCTTGAGCTACTAGTCTTTGTCCAGCTATCATCCTAGCAACCTGTTTACAATGGACTGTATAGTATTATAGTTATAACCAGCCTGTTTTAGTCTTAGCTTCCTTACAGTGCCATTACCCCATTTACCTTGCACAACCTCCCTAGCTATCTCAATGTCAGACTTACGCTTAGAGCTTTTGCGGTTCACTATCTTGTTAACTAAGTTTTGAATGGTACTGTAATTATATCCAGCTTTAGTTAGTCTGTTCTTACGGTCATCACCATTACCCCATTTGCCAGCTATAACTTCCTTAGCTATCTCCTCATTGGATTTTTTAGATGTTGGTTTTGTAGTACCCCAAGCTTTGTATCTAAATGCTCCTAAAAAGTTGCCTAGGGAGTAGTTAATAGCATTTACTCTGGTTGACCCCTGATTTTCACCCTGTAATAATACTAATTGACCTTTTCTTACAATAGACCTAACAATACCAACATGACCATCACCGTATCTGCCGCCAAAAATGCACCAGTCTCCAACTTTAAGGCTATTTTTGTCCGTAATAAGGTCAAACTCTTTACCAGCATTAGTAACTCTAGACATATTCCAACAGTCTTTAGCACTACCATTACCACCAGCTTTAGTAATAATAGGTCTACCAATTTGATTTACCCAAAAATAATCAGCATAATCCCAACACTGAAATGGTTGATCCTTTGGGTATCTATCCATATCATAGCTTTTGCCTAATGTCTCATTTAGAAATTGATTTGCTGTTGACCATTTAGCCATTAATATCTCCTTGCTTCTTTAAAGCTTTAAGTGCTTCTTTGATACTCTTTGGTATTGGTAGACCAGCTAACCCCACATTTTCAATAATACTCAAGCCCTCATTAGCTACAAAATAATAGATAACTAGTGTTCTAATAGCACCAGACTCTCCTGTCACTCTATCTATCAATACGGCTAGTGCTACTACAACTAGTACCCCAACTTTTTTAAGAATACCTCTAAAGCCAACTGCACTAGAGAGCTGTTTAAGTACAAACGCTTTAATAATACCAGACACATAATCTAAAGCTATCGCAACTAGTAGGCATTGCATAGCAACATCAAAGCCACCCAAGAGGTAAACAAGTCCTGTGCCAATTCCAGCCAGAATGCTACATAATAATTCTTTCATGCTTTTATTATACAATAAGCGTTATTTTCTGAAGCACAAAATAAGCCCTCTCGTAATGGGCTTATTTTGCATGAAAACTTAACCAAAGGCGGGCTTTAGTTAAATTTAATATCAATCTGGTTTTGAGATACAATGGCTTTCACCATATACAACTATTTTAGCACAAGTGTATATAAATAAATACCCCATAATGGGGTATTTTAATAGAGGAAAGATTACACTTATAATATATCATCTGTGGATAGTAAAGTCTATCACTTGTTTAAAGTCTGTACCACAGAGATCAGTTGCATAAAATATATTACCCTCTCTAAATGTTTTAAAAACATCATTCAGCTTGGGGTTAGGGAAGTCCGTGTTATAAATATCTCTTTGCCAGTATGGAGACGGCTTAACCTGATCCGTAAACACTATGGAGTCATCCTTAATCTCACCATCATATGGTTTAATAAACCAACAGTAAAGCCCTGTATCATTATCCTCTAAGTAAGAGCAAACAAATTTAAAGTCCTGATACATAAATATAAAAGAGAAGCGGGAAGTATAGCTTTTAAGAGATTTAGGTAATTGTGGCTGGGGGTCACTTTGCCATGAGCCTGTGTTAAGCATTTCTTTATGTTTACCAATAGCTAGGTTAGTGCCTGTACTCTTACAATGCTCAATTGCAAGTGTGACATATACAGGGTTTCCGTTTTCATCTTCACCAGCTGGTAGCTTAGTAGTCTTAATATCGCCTTGTTTCATGGTAGATACCAGCTTATGCAAGCCCCACTCATTGATATAAGGGCATACTCTAGAGATAGTGTTACCCACCATCCACAACCTAGTAGTGTACCGTTTGCGGTCCACTGTGGACCATAAATTAACGAGCTTGTCTGGCTCACTCCCGATATAAGGACCTCTGGCAAAAAATTCCTCATAAATAATATCATCTACATCTAGGTAACTAGCACCAGCATAATGTTGCTCACCATTGAGAGACATAACATAGCCTATTTTTTCACCCCTAACAGTTTTATTGTTATCAAAATCATAACTGGCAAAAAATAACTGTTTACGGTACATCACAATACAGTTGTATCTACCCTCAGTAATAGTGGCAACATCTACATCTGCAAAGTATTGCTCTATTTTTTCTGGTTTTATTTCCTCTGACCATCTTCTAAGTAGAATAAACCGCCTATGAGTTTTAACATATTTAACAACAGCTTTCTTATGCTTTACTTGGTAGCTCTTACCATCCGAGCGAGAGCCATATATTAGATTATATAAACATCCCTTACTATCAAGAGTATCTATATTGTAATGCGTTTTCTTTTTGTTAGACATGTTTAAACTTTGCCCTTTCTGTAGACTCATCTGTTATTAGTTGTGCATAGTCTAGTGACTTTCCTAGCTTATATGTTGTTGGTATCATGCAGATACCTGACTTATCTGTCACATAATAATCATTACCTAAGTAGTCTGTGATGGTTACAGGCATCTGGTCATCATTATATGCTAATGTTAACTTATTAGTGTGTTCAAAATCAAATACAAGGTCATTCCTAAACTCATCTAAAGATTTTAGGCACTTGGCACCACCAGATTTAGGTACACCAGACACGGTGACATGAATGTCACCATCTACCACATAAGCATACTTTTTAGCCCCTTGTGTTATAAACTGATCATAAGTAACGCTTCTACCTTTACCTGTTTCACACTCAAACACCCCTAATAAGTGTTTGTTGCCTTTCATGTCTGCTGGTGCAAACCTATCAAAATCTATGTTACGCTCTTTGCATACTTGCTGTATCTTTGCTACAACAGATTTGTTGTAGCTATCAAAAACACTTTTATTATATCCCTGACAGACCTTGCAACTATCAGTATCACAATATACAGTATACTCATCAAGATCCAACACTCTTCTGAGTAAGTTATCTCTCGCATAAGCGGTACACCAAACACCCCATGCAAAATTTAAAAAACCTCTCTTCTTGTCCTTAAATAATTTAGTCATTATTTCACTATCTGTTAGTGGCTTTTCCACCCACTCATCAAAGTTAACAAAGTTAACATCAGCTCTAATGGTGTTTGTTACAGTCATCCCATAGAGGGAGTTGTAGGCGGCTTTTTCCCTAGCGTATTCTAACTCTTTACCCTCTACATTTTTGAGCTTGGTTTTTAGCACATATTTATCTAAGATGAAATTTACATACTCAATGGGCAAATAATTATAAACAGACTTATACGCTGTAACTATCTCATATGACTCATAACTATATGCATCTAGGTAAAACTTAAGGTCTACATCTGTACAAGTAATAGTGACCTCTTTGGCTGATATTACTCTACCGTTATCATAATTGGGTTTACCTTTGATCTCTATACATTTAGAAGCAGAGATAAAGTTATTGTAATACTTACTCCTAATGTTTTTGATCTTTACGGTAATAAGATATGCAAAGCATGGTAACATGTCCTCTACACGTTTAATGTAACACTTAGTAAACTTAGTACTAGGAAACTTACAAGACACTAAAACATAAGGGTATGCACTTGTCTCATCATATGAGTCTATGTTGTCTAGTACATCATCTGTATATATGTAATTAGCATGAGTATATCCACCAGCAAAAGCATCTACCAGCATGTTATAAACAACTGGGTCTGTGTTAATTTGCTTTCCTACCTTATACACATATGACATATTACTAAGTACTATCCGCTGTAGCTGTTTCCTTACTTTACCTGTACTAGTAATGGGCAACTTGTCTACACGCTTATAGGTTTCCAGCTCGGTTTTGATGTACCAGTATGTGACTAGACAGTCAAACTCACAATAGCCCATCTCTTTATCTGTTAATGGTGTCGCTGGAGTTCTTATTTTAGAGTAATCAAGATCTCCAACTTTTTTCTGTACAGGTAACTGGTAAACCTCTGGTAATTTCTCTAGCTTTAAGTTAGATAGCATTAAGCTACATCTAAACTCTATATTATAGTCCTCTAAGAAGCATCTCATCAGCTTTCTAGACTTACGGCTCATCACAGACTTAACTCTAATGACTGACCAAAAATGTTGAAACTCAAAAGCCAAGTTATGTATAAAAACTATCTTTTTAGTATTATCATTTTGCTCTAGTAGATCCAAAAACTGTTTAAACTCATCCCAAGTACGCCCATAATAAACAGTATCATTGATAGAAAATTGCCATATGTACATACATGACTGTTTAATACAGTTTTCCTGTTGCTCATCTGTAAGTTTTGGGTAATCTCTTGCAGATATAACCTTACCATCTAGTATCAGGTATGATGTGGTCTCAATATCAAATGTATATATAGTGTTGTCTATCTTTTTTGATATACCCAAAATATCCACATCATGCCCTTTGTAATCTTTCCAGTACCTCATCTTATCTTACAAATTTATTATACAAATACTCTGCTTGGTTTCGCATGTACTCATTGTTTATTTCTACATAATTGTTTAGTAAGTCTACCCAACTTGTAACACTATAACTATTTTTTCTAGCAACTTGCACCAGTTGGTAAAACTCACTTGGTCCTATCTGCTCCACTATATCCACCTGTTGATACTTTATTACCTCATCAAACATATCAACATCTTTATCTGTAAGCTCTCTACCTGTCTCCTCCTCCAAAGTCTGTTTTAGCTTTTCTCTAGAATTCTTGATACCGACATTTGAAAATGTCTTACTAGATAGTGCCTTGATTAGTTTCTTGTTGATCAGTCTCTGTTGGGTTTTTGGTATCTTACCCTTAGCTAGTTGGATGATGTGTCTTTTTGCCTTTCTTGTACTCTTTCTACCTCTTACCTTTACACCTTTCTTCTTGGAAGTCTTAAGGCTTAAATATGGGTTACTTTGTACAAATCTAACCAGCTCCTGAGTAGCATTGGTATTAAAGTTTCCAGCTTTCTCTAGTGACCTTAACCTCCTATTAGCTTTATCTATCTTTAATAACAAATCTCTTTCTGGGCTTTTACCTCTAGCTCTACCTGAAGCTGACTTTTTTCTGGGCATGACAGCATCCTTTTATTTTTTAGTTTAGTGATATATTGTCAATTTTGCGATAGCATTTGTTATCTATCTTTATATAACATCCTCTATGCTCTATTTTCTTATACAAGTTGAAGTCTGCAAGTGTCTGACAGTCAACTTTAAACTTAAAACGCTTATATATGTAATTATAAATCATGACAAAGTTCTTTTGTCTTAATTTATTAAAGTTGTTAAGGTGCAACTGAGAGCTAAAGAAAAATGTGTACTCTTTTCCGTTGTTAAACTCTGTAAATGTGTATGGTGATAAGCTAAGATCTTTAGCTACTCCATTTCTAGTTAAGCCACTTGTTGCCATCTTGTTTACCTCTCGTTAGTATTTTATTGAACAAATTTTTTATTATTAGTTTGTATCTAAGCATCTTCCTCCTCTCCGCAAAGTTCAGTAATGGTATATTCTTCACCATCTTTAAGACCTAGACCCATATTGAAAGTAATTGTGTTTCTGTATATATCATCAAGGGAGTTTTCGTCATAATTGTATTTTAATTTCCCTGCATCATTCACATCTGCCCATGCCCTGATAATATCTCGTATTTCTTTGTCATCAATAAGTGGCTCTGTTGGCTGGTAGTCCCCCCATTCCTCGTTAAGTTCGGCAAGAGAGTTGACATTTGGTTCATAAGTCTTCCACTTAAGCAAGTCTTCCGTTCGAGCGTTTTTGAACACTATTTTTTCGAGTTCTACAATCTTCCCTGTCCGCTTGTTTCTAAGCTTCATTTATTCCACCTCTCCTGCTTGCATTTCCATTTTCTGTTG